TTAACTTACTGATTTTAATAAGCCTCTGGTGTCACTTTGGTGACTATGGGGCATCATTGGGACATAATCTGTCAGCTTCTGATTCAGCATTGCGATCTGTTCTGCATTGCTGTCAGTCATCCATGCTCCGTATACATTGAATACCATCTGGGCACTTGCATGGCCCATCTGGCTGGCAATGAAGCTTGGGTTTGCTCCGGCAGATAATGACCAGCACGCATAAGTGTGTCGTGACTGGTATGCCTTTCGATGCCTGATCCCTGCACGCTTAATGGCTGTTTCCCATGAGTCACCTACAGAATCGACTTTGTAGACAAAACCTACCTGTTCGCTTTTTCTAACCACTTGAGGGTTAAACACGAAAGTACATTCATGGTTCACTGAACGTCTATATTCACGTAGTTGCACCTTGATGTTGTACTGCTTACCCAGTCTTGTCATTTCAGCCTGATTTTTCAGGACACTGATAGCGGGCTGGATAAGGTGCACAACCCTGTTTGTGCTTGCTTCAGTTTTCGGTAGAGTGAACTCACCAAGTTTCGTATAATTGCGCCTGATGGTAATTGTTCCTGCCTTCAGATCGATATCTTCCCAGGCCAGGGAGACCAGTTCACCGTGACGCATTCCTGTGTACACAGCCAATGACCACAGGTTTTTCGTCTGCTGATGTCGGCAAGCATCTATCAGGCGAATAAATTCGTCACGAGTTAGCGGATCTGGCTCTGCCCTGGCTCTTTTAAGAGGCTTAATTCCCTGGAAGGGATTTGCTTCTAAGTAACCGTGATCTGCAGCAAACTGAAACATTCCAGCGATTGTCGTCATGTAATAATTTACAGTAACGACGCTCCGTCCTTTTGCTGCTGCTTTGTTTTTCGTTGAATTCTGATACCCGGTCAGCAAATCTTTCCTGATATACAGCAATTCCTCTTTGGTTACCGATGACACCAGTCTACTGCCTCCAATTTTCGGAACCATCGTTCTTGCAACGGATTCATAGCGATTGAATGCATTTGCAGAGATTTCCATTCGTTTCAGATCCAGCCACTTTTCTTCAAGTTCCTTCACCGTAATTTCTTTTTACTTACCCCAAAAGCCTGAAGGTTGGGGGAGTCAGGGAACTGTGCAGCATAATCAAAGCTTCCTGTGCGGATGGCAAAACATACTGATGTCCGCAGTTCCCCGGCGATCTTCCTGTTCTTGGCAGTGTCAGGGACACCAAGATTTTCCCTGACACGTTTACCTTTAAAATTAAACCAGATGCGTAATGTGCCGCCGTGGTTTTCGACGCCTGTTGGATATTTGACTTTATCCATCGATACCTCCAGACGCCCAAGAGCGATACGAGCTTACATATTTCATGATATTAAATCACCTGGGTTGTTTGTTTTTCATTGAGGCGACCCAGGCATCTATTGCTTTTCTGTTATACATACATTCACTGGAAGGCTTTGGATTACCGTCTGGTGATACGTGAATATACTCTCTTCCAACCATCCAGCATTCTTTCCGGGCCCGAAGAATTGTGCCTGGTTTGAGCCCGGTAATTGCGATAAGAACGCTTTCACAAACCCATTCATTGGGAGCCAGTTGAATCACATTGCCCATGTATTACCTCACACAACACTCAGCCCACGGCAGTGGCAACACACTTCAAACATTCGCTTCACAACTTCACGACAGTAGAAGCCGTCAACATCTCGCGTCAGGTCATAGCGATTGCCGTAACGCTGGTGGACCCATCGTTCAAATGCTTTATTCATTCTTTACTTCCTTTTTATGGCTCGTAATTTTTTCAGGTGCTTTTCCTGCTCAGTGTCCGCGAGAATTTTGCGGTACTCCTGGTGGTCAATATGTTCGAACAGGCAGTTTAACTCACCAATGCGTACCCGCCCGGATCGTCCGTCCATCCGTCGAAAGAACACTGAGTGCTCAGTGATGCGAGTAATCACCACGGGGTATCCGGCTCTGTCCGTGTATATCTGACCGCGTTGAATCAAAGCGAACATGTGGTTATCCCCAGCGGCAAATCGAATACACCACCAGCGCCACCGCCATCGCAATTCCTACCGTTGTTAATGCTTCAGGCCAGGTCATCGTAAAATATCCTCCACGCTTATCAGTCCGTTCCGCTCCAGATAACTCATCGCCTTATCCGGTAATTTGCAGTCTGGCTTCGCTTTCCTCAGTTGCCAGGTTAACTGCTTTACCAGCATGGTTAACTCATCGACCAGACGCTGATATCCCACTGGTTTGTATTCATGCAATTTACCGGCTGGCTCTGCTGCCAGCGATACCAGTGCGATTTCCAGAACAGCAATATCCATCTTATATGTGCGGATGATGTCATGGTCGATTGTGCCCGGTATGCACAGTCTCTGTGCTTCAATAGTCTCCTCTGCGTGAGCTATTAACTGCTCTCTGGTAAAAGTCGTCATGCCGTAGCCCCTTCTTGATATTTTTCAAACCAGAACACAACCGGCTCTGCTTCCAGCGATGCCAGCGCAATCCGTGCCAGTTCCATTTGTTCACCACGAGTAAGTCCGTTATCAAGCGGATTTTTAATGAATAATTTGATACGTTCTTTGGTTATAGCGCTCATATCACTCTCCTTTGATGCGAATGCCAGTGGTACTCATTCTCCTGATTTCCCAGAGCACACGAGGAACACCACCGTTTCCGACCGGATCGCGTTTACTCCGCAGGGCGACGCTTGATTCCGCCCAGCTTTTTCTTGGAGGAAGCTCTTTCACACGAACAAAACCAACTGCGCGAAGAGATGCTCCTGATTCATCTGCCTGGGTGTACGTAATACAACGTTGATAACCCATAGCCTTTGCTGCCCGCCAGACAGCACCATAAAGCGCGCTGTTAGCGTTGCGTTCTCCTGTGGTACATGTGCGATTTACTTCAAGCGTTAATCCATCGTCCAAATGTCGTGCAACAGGTCTACCGGCTGTCGCCACACCTATCAATTCTCCGGCATCATTTCTCAGACCAATGCTGAATTTATGCCCCACCGGGGGTTTATTGTGTCGGTGATGTCTGGATATAAACGCCTTCGCAACACGAAGAGTAACCGGTGAAATCTGCACTCTCACTCTCCTTTGATGCGAATGCCTGTTGCAATGCTGTTTATGATGCTGTCAGTGCATGGGGTAGAAAGCTGGGCATCTCCAGCAATTTTCATGACCTCAACATCTGCATATCGAATACCGAGGTGTATCAGACCGGCTATGCCTGACTTAAGCCGAGCATTTTCCATAAATAGAACTTTTGCCCGCTGTTTTTCTGCTTCAAGCTCAACGCGCAGCTTCCCTACCGTTAGCGCAATATCCTCGTTCTCCTGATCGCGGCTTTTGATGTATTGCAGGTTTCTTTCCCGTTCATCCAGCAGTGCCAGCACGGTTTCTGGTCCGGTCAGAAATTTGAAGGCGTTGAGCGCATCAATATCCACACCGTAATCTTTAAGTTCCTGTTCACTTAACAAGTCATCATCAGCTGGCAACATTAACAGGCGTTCCATTGCTGGAATTGCACGTTCCGCCACCTCACGCAGTGCCTGGTAATTAATTTCGCTCACTGGTTGCCTCCTTTGCGAAGCTGGGCAGCAAAGTCAACTAACCACTCAGTCATTTCAACCTTCCCTACCAGGTCTGAACCAGGGTACATACAGCAATCACTCTGCGCCGCTTTGAAATCCTTATACTCATATTCTTGGGCCACCAGATTTTTTGCAGCTTCTATAGCAGCATCCACCCCCTGCGCCCGGACTTCAGCCAGGAAAGCATCAGTGGTTGGCGTTTCAGGTATCTGTCTCCTCATCCGTTCTATTGCATGATTGAACCCGAAGTCTTCCGCGAGAGATACGTCATCCATATTGTCATTGTCATCCTCAATATCCCGTGATTCTGGAATTGCAGACTTTATTCCCGCATTCTCCGCTGCCAGCGCCGCGCACTTGGCCTCAAGAGCGGCAACCACTTCCTGATGGTCTTTGTACTTAACGTATGAGCCGGAGATGTCATCACCTTCGGTGTTTAGCCATGCGTCATTGCAATTCACTGCGTAGGTTCTGATGCTCATGTTGATGCTCTCCCGCCCCTGACAGACGCCAGGCCAGTCAATAAAGTATCCGCAATGCCTACCCTCAGACGTGCGCGCAGGATAAATGCCGTTATGACCCGGCAAATATATGCTACCCATTCATCTTGCGTTGCCTGTTCCGCCGCCTCGCGCAGTGCCTGATAGTCAATCTTGCTCACTGGCAGCCTCCTTTGCCGGGATTTCTAACTTTTGAGTGGTTGTATCAAATTCAAACAACTTAACCACGTCATCAAACAGGACATAATCACCATCAGGATCTTCAGTCATATCTGCGCCACAATCCTGACCGCACGAGTCGCAACCATCCATATCAAGCTCGTATCGCTTCAGGTTTGCGATATTTGATAAATTCAGCGCCAGTACAGCCAGGTCATAAACCTCTTCGGCAGTGACATCGCTGTTCAGTCCCATTTCATGGCGATATATGATTTTTTCTACTCGTTGTTTTGTGATCGTCATTTTTCTCTTCACTCCGATATACAAGGATTACTACACCCCCTCTGCTGATTGCGCGAGCTGGATCCCCTGGTTCCATGCCGTCAATTCCGAAGGCTTCGGAAAACGCATTCATTGCCTTCTGGCGTTCATCCTGCTTACGGCGTTTATTCCATTTTTTCAGGAACAACAGCGACAGCCACCGTCCGCTGCAGAACACGATGTAAAAATAACCAAGGAGCGCCAGGCCGACATTCAGGGCCGTTTCTATGGTTAGTTGTGAGTCAGTTGCCATTTCTTACCTGTTTAAGTAACTGGTTGAACATAACACTTAGGGGATTGCTGTATCCAAACGGCAGATTGTTTACGCAGTACAGAATCATTTTGTTTTTTTCTCCAGTTCGTACTATTAACCCATTCCACAATAACCGTGATAATTCATTACTGATAGAAGTTGCGCTTCTTCCAAGTGCGAGGGATATATCTTCTCTACTGCAATCTGGATTTTCCTGGATATACTCGATAACGGTCATGTGGTCCCTTTTACTTAATATCTGTTTCGGATTGCATGCCATGAGTATTCATTTCGTTAATAATTTCATCCAGAAGGATTTCAAGCCCTTCTCGACCCATATCTGAAAGAATGAAACCTTTATCAGGGGAAGTAGTGAGCATTTTCTGATAAAGAAACAGCGCTCTTCCCATTCCTTCAGCTTCGCCGTATTTTTGAATTAAATTCCATTCAATATACTGTTGTAAGGCAAATCGAATGGGGCCGGGATATATCGTCATAAACCCATACATCCCGTTATATACCACGGCGTGTTCAGTTGTTCCGTGTTCATTCAGGATATCAATTGTGCCGTTCTTGTCTTCTTCTTCGTTGATGAATGTCGTCACATACAACCATCGCCACTGAGCAACCTTCATCTCAACCGGAAGTTTACCCAGTAATCCTGCTTCGTCGGCTTGCGCCAGACACTGAAGGATACGTAAACCTCGCACATTAGGAGTATCGAATTCTCCGGCATCCAGACGACGTATGGCGTCGTGATAATCAATCGTCATACTGCCAGTTCGTATACCATTGGCTGTTGCTTCAGCCTGGAATTCATCGTATTGCATGATATTTATTCCTCATCTTCATCTTCATCTGCTGGTGCAATAACGTCATATCCTGCCCTTTCTGCAATAAACAGGAATGTTGAAAGAGTTCCTACATGTTCATCGTCATGAACATGGCGAATGAATATTACTTTCCCGTTTTTGATGGTCAGCAATATTCTGGTTTGTTCGTGTTCTGCTGTTTTCTGATGCATTATTATCTCCCGTATGCTTTACGCAGAAATAAGCAGGCAATATGCATGTAATTTTCACCGTATTGTGCAATAAGGCAGGCGGTCTTGTGTGATGCCATATTCTTTATAAAAGTCACAATAAAGCCTCCTGTGGATTAAGGTTGTAACAATCCCCGGCGATAAAACCGCAATAAACGTTCAGGGCATATTTGTTGTTATTGCGCTAATTCTTTTTCGGCAGCAGCTTTTGTATACTCACATGCAAAACTCAGAATTTCGCTGCCGAGTGTTTTCGTTTCGTGATTACTGGACATATGTAATACCTGTGTTGCATGCAATAAATGATAAACATTTACCGCAAATGAATCAGGCTCCAGACAAATGCCTTCGTAATTATCTTGCTGTGAGGTTGTTTCTGTCATTGCTCCTGAAGTGCATGCGAGCCTGTTTTTGACAATTCTCTTTTCTCTAATCACTATATCGGCAACATCTATTGCCTTTACAACCTCCGGGAGAAGTTCCGGGTTTGTATAATCAAAGTCATCAACATGGAGAACAGTTATGTTTTCGAACTTTTTCATGGCTTCCTCAGCTGACTTATATGTTCTGCTATATAGCGAGTCTCAGAAGTGTTTTCATATTGAGACTGTTTCCGCAATGATTGATAATCAGTTACCGGATGCTTATCCGTGTCCGGCGCACGACCACACGTAGCCGCGTGTTGGTCCCCATTTTCAATTCAGCTCTCAATGGAGGATAAATGATTAACGCAGAGCAACTCGAAAAAGAGATTTCAGAACTCAAAAAAGAATTAATTTGGCACAAAGTTGCTATCTCCGCATTAATTCGTCAGGTAGTTTCACCTGAAGATAAAGTAAAGTTTATGAAGCAGTTCTCATCTTCATCAAAGGAGTTTTTCACTGACGAGGTTCATCCAGAGGCTGGATTTTGGATCCGTCAATTATTTTCGCAAGATAAGCGTAAATAGCGTCATCAATACTCGCGTCGCTCTTGAATTTAAGAGCGATGCTCTTTATATCCTCTGAAATTATTACCAGATCACCATATGTTATATTTTTATTATTGCGCGCAGTGCTTTTTTGTATGAAATCAAGCAATTCACCAATGAGACAAATATGGTAAGCATTACAGTTTTTCATGCGCAGATATCCTTTGCTGCCGTTTCGCCAGTTAACAGCCACATCGCATCGCAGCCAAGAATATTTGCCAGTGGGATAAGCATACTGATAGTTGGTTCATACTCTCCGCTCTCCCACTGGATGATAATTTCTTCATCGAGATCGAGCAGCCTGGCGAGTTCGGCGGTTGTTAAGCCGCAGGCTTCGCGTTGGGTGCGAAGACGGTTGTTGATTGCAGAATTTTTGTTCTGTAAAAGCATTGCTGACGATAGCTTTCTGGATATGCTATTTGTCATATCCCATGCCAGTCCTGCGCATGACTCTATATCGCTAGAGAGCGTAGCATCAGGTGTTGCTTTTGCTATTAGTGTAATGAGGCTGCCGAGGTTTTTCAGTTCTTCGAGACAGTCAAGAGTTGTAGCTTTATTGATCATGAGATGATACCTCAGTTACGAACTTTGTTTTATGGTAACTAAGGTATCAAGGTGTGGCAAGTGATTTTTGATACTTTGGTTTCTTTTTGTGTTTTGTGTCTGGTCAGAAAATATCCCACCTGGCATCAACCACAACACCTACTATTTCGCAATCATTGTCCATTTCTATGATTGGATATTGTGGATTAAGGGGCTTTAGAAACGCCTTTCCCATGTCAGAAATATATTTTTTGAATGTTGCTTCATTGGTAGATTTTTTTCTGGCGATGACGTAACACCCTGAAAAAACTTCTTTATCTGGGTTGACAAGGATCGACATTCCTTCAGGAAATGTTATTCCTACGGGCGAAGTCATTGAGTCTCCGTGCACTTCCAGCCAGAACCCCCTCTCACCAGCGTATTTTACAGAATGCCTCCAATTATCCTGATCATACATGTTGTAGTCATCACCAGAAGTTGCGAATAATCCTGCCTGAACCCAGTTAATTACAGGGTAAGAGTGTGCTGTGTCTCTCTGTGGGCAGCTCTTAACATTATTTTCCCAATGCTTATCTTTTTCATCTCCGTTCTGAAGCCACTGCGGTGAACACCGCAGTGCAGCTGCAACTTTAAAAAGGGTGTCACCGTTGAAACTTTTTGTAAGGCCTTGCTCGGCTTTACTGATTGCAACTCTGGTGACCCCAGCTTTTTTAGCCAACGCATCTTGTGTTAACCCAGCTTTTTGCCGTGCGTTGATGAGACGTTCACCTAAAGACTTCATTTTTCTTCTCCTCTCATGGCTGTTGATACTAAAGTAACAGAATTTCTTGATACTTTGGGTTCCTGTGGTTAACATCGTTGGATAACAAAGTATCTGGTGTGAGACTAAAGAATGACCCTTTATGAAATATTAAAAATTCAATTTAAAACCAATGCCGCTATTGGTCGCAGGTTCCCAAAGAAAGGAAGGCCTCGTGGCAGTCAAGGTGTTGGAAAGTGGAAAACGCGAGGTGTTCCGGAGGATGTTGCCATTCTTTGTCATCTGGATCCGAGCATTCCATATACACACCCAAGTCTAGCGAATACAGAAGATGACAAGCCCACAGGAGACCAACAATGAACACCGCAATTTTTAACGGCAAAGCATCCATGACCAGCGTTGAGATCGCAGAGCTGGTGGGAAGCCGACCAGATAGTGTTAAGAGAACTATTGAAACACTGGCTAAAAAGGGAATCATCCAATTTCCACAGACTGTGGAAATTGAGAATAAACAATCACTTGGGCCTCGCCGATTTTCTAGCGCGTATGTATTCGAAGGTGAACGAGGTAAGCGCGACAGCATCATTGTCGTCGCACAGCTCTGTCCTGAATTCACAGCTCGCCTGGTAGATCGCTGGCGCGAACTGGAAGAACAGATCCGTAAGCCAATGAGCGAAATCGAAATGGTTGCCGCGATGGCTCTTGAAGCCGTTCGCCAACAGAAACGTATCACTCAGGTGGAAGAAAAAGTCAGCCACGTTGCTGAAACAGTCGAGCAAATTAAAAAGGGCACTATTCGTGAGGGCTATGCCGGATATCGCCAACTGAAAGCAAAAACCGGTTTGTCAGATGATAAATGCCGCAATCTGGTGAACGCCTATCAGATTCCTACAGACACCCATGAGTTCATGACGCCGGACGGATTGTTGTCACGTCGCGCAATTGTTGCTGTGGAACCGTTTATGGCTGCTTTTTATCGGGTTATGGAGGAAGCAGAACCGCGAGGGACTCGCTGGTATCACCCGAAAATGGGGTTATTTCAGGTTATTGGTTGGCAGCGGTGAAAAAAAAGCCGGGAGTAACCCGGCTCACTCAACATCAATAACGGGGAGCTGTTTCGCATAAAACGGCTCTGAAACATCCAAGAACAGTTCTAAAGATATCAGCAGCTATATGATCATTTCAAGACCAAATATTGATTCTGCAATTTCGGGACGTTACACTGTCTCTGCACCTTATAAAGCGGGTGCCGGGATTGGCGTCCTGAAATTGTCAACGGCGATGTATGACGCGTCAGCGTCTTTTTTATCGTCCGCATTTGCTCACATCCAGATTATGGTGGGCTGGGCGGGGGCACCGAAAGGTGCGCCGGTCTCCGTTGACGCCGGTTACGCCAACCCCGTCCAGTTCACCACCAGTGAAATTGGCGTTTCCGGTGGTGGAAGTTTTTCACTGTCAACGGAGGCTGCCATCATGGCTACGATCCCAGCCCTCACTCAACCTGAAATCACCATTGACAACGGCCAGGCCGTTACCACTTCTTTGGCTGTTGCCAACTTCTTCTCCAAGCGTCATGACGATGTGCTGAAAAAGATCCGCACTCTGGATTGTTCCCCTGAGTTTTGTGCCCGCAATTTTGCGGAGACATCGATTTCGGTAAATCAACCGAACGGTGGTACACGCAAGCTCCCTTGTTACCAAATCACCCGCGACGGTTTTGCGTTTCTTGCCATGGGCTTCACTGGTAAACGTGCTGCCCGGTTCAAAGAGGCATACATCAACGCCTTTAACCTGATGGAGAAGAGTTTATCAGGTGCCGATGCGTCTGATATGTCAGCTGTCGCACGAAACGCCAGAGGCGTATACCTGCATTTGCGTGAAATCCATCAAATCTGGACAAGCCAGCTTTATCCAATGCTTAAGGCCGTTGAATCTCCGCTGGCTAGCAAACTGTACGACCGTGTTGGTGATGCTGTTTTTGGCGCTGCACTTGTTGATTCCAGGCTGAATGGTTCTGACAAGGAGGTTCGCCCATGATTAGTTACGAAATCATCATCTCCACTACGGAATACAGAAACGATGTATCAGTTCGCACGGATGTATCTGTCTGGCACCGTCGCTATAAATCCAGAAAAACAGCGGAACTGAAAGCGGCAGAGATGTGTGAAACCATCTCAATGAAAGGTAGCCCGGTTAAATACGTAACTACGGCGGAGGTGCGTCCATGATCCGCCACATCGTTAATTCCCTGTATCACCGATACAACCGTTGCCCCCGTGTGGGGCAGTGGTTCGCCACCAGCAACGGTCACGTTCTGCGGGTTTGCCTAGTCAACGCTGAAAGCCAGAAAGTCGTGTGCGAACTACAGGGGCGTAGCTACACCATCAGTTACCCTCTGGCGGTATTTCTGTCTGGAAAAATGTTTAAGCGTCTGGGAGGTGTGGCGTGAACTGTTTTCAGTTTGTGTGCGGATGTGCTTTCGATAACCCGATTCAGCGCCTAATTATGTTGCGTGTTTTGATGTCGGGTTCTTCAGACGGTGAAGGCGAGAGAGTTATTGATCATCAGGTGCTTGCTGATTTCTGCTGTTGTTCTAAGCAAGCGATATTCAGGGAAACCCTGGCACTGGAAAGAGCTGGTTATCTTCATATCCGAAAAATTGCAACGCTTACTATTGATGCAAAAGCCAGACTACAACCTGCGCGTGGCTACACAATTCTCATGCCGCGGAAGGAGGTTGTATGAGCCGTTATGCCCCCACACCGGAAGTTATGGCTATTGGTCAAATTAATATTTCCGGCAATGTTACACCTGCGAACTGGTGGAAATATATTCGACTACCCAGTGGGCGTCCGGATGCGACGGCTATCGCTCTGCTTTCAGAGATCGTTTACTGGTACCGCCCGACAGAGGTCAGGGATGAGCACACCGGAGCGTTGTTGGGATATCGCAAGCGTTTTCAGGGCGACAAACTGCAAAGAAGCTACCAGGCGTTTGCTGAGCAGTTTGGTTTCGGGAAAAGGGAAACCGCAGATGCGCTGAAGCGTCTGCGCGATGCAGGGTTTATTACTCTGGATTTACGCACGGTGGAAATGCTCGATGGGGTGAAATGCAGCAATATTTTGTTTGTCGGGATCAACCCACAGGCAATTGCGGCCATCACCACACCTTCTTCTGTTTCGCCAGAAAGTAACAGCAATAATGCAATCAGCGATACAGCTATTACGTTAAAACGGAACACCCCCCGACGTCATAACGGAACAGGGGATACGCCGAATGTTGATACAAATACAGAGATTACTACAGAGATTACAACGGAGACTAAAAACACTATTGATGCATCCGCTGACGCGTCTGCGCCAGCGCGTTCTGCCCGACAGGAATATTCACCGGAATTTGAACAGGCCTGGCAGGAATATCCCAAACGTGCTGGTGGCAATTCCAAGTCAGCAGCCTTCAAAGCCTGGAAAGCCCGTATCAGGGAGGGAATAAAACCGGAGACCATGCTTGATGGCGTGAAGCGGTATGCCGCCTGGGTACGTGCTACAGGAAATACCGGCACACAGTTCGTGAAGCAGGCTGCGACGTTCTTTGGACCCGATCGTCACTTCGAAGATTACTGGCAACAGCCAGCCGCTCACGGAGGTGGGCGACAGCGACAGGTCGATGTCCTGGCTGGCCTGGGAGCCATGTCTGACAAATTCGGTAAATCCAGTAACAAATTGACATTCTGAGGTGACAGCGATGATGACGATTGACCAACGTGAGAAACAAACAAGACTACAGGCGCGAATGGATGAGTTACGGGCAGAAATGGATGAGTTACGGGCAGAGATTGCATTTGCTCAGAAGGGCGAAAAGCCATGGCCTTATCGTTCCTGCCTGATGCGTGAAGGTCGCGGATATTGCGAAAAACACGGTAAATATCGTACGCATATACTGGTGTGGATCGATCGTAATGGCGAGGACAGAGAAAAAATTTCATGCTGCCCTGACTGCTTGATCGCTGAGGCCAGTGATTTGACCATGGAACTGTCGTCCCTCAAGGCGGAAGAACTGACTGATAACGCCGGAATTGCTCTGCGTTTTCGGGACTGCGAGTTTGATAATTATCTGGAGGTTAATCCTGACGCAGCCAGAAATCTTGCGGCCTGTCGCCGCTATGCGGAGAACTGGCCAGATATGCTGGAGAACGGTACCAGTCTTGTTATGACCGGCAGTTGCGGTACCGGGAAAAATCATCTGGCGGTATCAATGGCAAAACACATCATCCGTAACTATCTGGCCAGTGTGGAGATCACCGACGTGATGCGCCTTACCCGGGCTGTGAAAAACTGCTGGCGGAATGACAGTGAAAAAACAGCGGATGACGTCATTGAGCATTATGCGTCACTGGATTTGCTGATTGTCGACGAAGTCGGCGTTCAGTTTGGCAGTGCGGCTGAAATGGCCATTTTGCAGGAAATTATCAATGCCCGGTATGAGGGTATTTTGCCAACTATCCTGATCAGCAACCTTTCACCGGAAGAATTGTGGGCGTTCATCAGTCCCCGGATTGCCGACAGGATCACCGATGGCGGGCGCAACTGGTTGTCGTTTAACTGGCCCAGCTACCGTTCTCGTATCGGAGGTGTTGCCGCATGACCAGCCAGAACACCCCGGCATGGCGTAACGATGACCTGGAAGGCGCTGTCATCGGTGCGTTTTTTCTGCGTGGGGCCGATCCGGAAGTGATGGATATTCTGGCCACACTTCCGGCGGATGTATTTTTTGTGCGTCAGTACCGGGATATTTACGCGGGGATTTGCAGACAGGCTCGCATATCCGGCGTCATTGACCCCGTACTGCTGTGCAATGAGATGCCGGAACTTGCCCCGGAGATTACCGACACCGGACGCAAAACCTGGGTGAAGTCTTCACTGGAGCACTATGTCGCAGCGTTGCGGCGCAATGCCGCACTGCGTGATGCAGAAAAAACACTGACTGAAGCATTACAGAATTTACGTGATGCGTATACCTGTGAAGCAGCCGAGGATGCCCTGAAGGATGCGCAGAACATGATGGCCTCACTGTCGACCGGAAAGGGCGTCATTCAGCCGGTTCACATTGATGATGTCCTTCCGGAAGTGGTCGACCGTGTTGAATGCCGCAATCAGGGACTGGAGAAATCTAGGGCGCTGATGACCGGTATTGATGAACTGGACGCAAAAACGGGCGGTATGGAGCCCGGAGACCTGGTATTCATTGCCGCCCGTCCTTCGATGGGGAAAACCGAACTTGCGCTGGACATCATCGACAAGGTGACTGAGCAGGGGCATGGCGTGCTTCTGTTCACCATGGAGATGGCGAACATCCAGATTGGTGAACGTATGGTGTCTGCTGCCGGTGGAATGCCGGTATCCCGTCTTAAGTCTGTTGCCCGTTTTGAAGATGAAGACTGGGCGCGTTTCTCGCAGGGCGTGGGACGAATGACGGGGCGTAATATCTGGATGGTGGACCAGGCAAACCTGACCATTGATGAGATATGTGCAACCACGAAGCACCACCGGATGAAACACCCGGAAACGGCGCTGGTGGTGGTCGATTACCTCGGCCTGATTAAAACCCGCAGCACGGGGCGTCACGACCTTGCGGTGGGGGAAATCTCAAAGGGACTTAAAAGCCTGGCAAAATCCGGCGGTTTTCCGCTGATTGCTCTGAGCCAGCTCTCCCGCGGCGTGGAATCCAGACCCAATAAACGCCCAATGAACTCGGACCTGAAAAACTCCGGGGAAATCGAGGCGGATGCCGACATCATTCTGATGCTTTACAGGGATGAGGTATACAACCCGGAAACTCAGGCCAGAGGCATAGCAGAAATCAACATCACGAAACAGCGTAATGGCACGCTCGGGACCATTTACCGGCGTTTTCATAACGGACATTTTCTGCCTGTGGACCAGGAGAGTGCCCGGGTTCTTTCCACACCCATGACGCCGGGCAATCCGCGCAGATACAGCAATAACCGCATGTCGGGCAGTAAAACGGAGCGTTTATTTTGAACAACAGAACAATCACTGTTTCACCGGAACAACTTCGTCGGCAGGCGCAGGAGATGCTTCGTTGTGCTGAACAGATGGAAAAAACGAGCGTGAAAAAAGATACGCTCCGCAAGCAGCTTACTCCGGCGCTTCGTGATCTGCTGCAGGCAAAACACCGCACACAAAAGGCGGTGGATGAGCTGGTGGATTGCGTGGCGGAACTGGAAGGACAGGTAAGCCAGTTTGAAATACTGGTGAAGGAGTTTACTGCGTGATGACTGAGTTTTTTTCTCTGTATGCATTCAATATCGTTTGCTGAGGTGACCGTGAGAGCACTGCTGACCCCTGAAATTGCCCCGCGTATGGGGATTGTATTGTTCAGGCCCGGTTCAGAGCTGATGCCCCTGTTTATGCAGGGGCGTGTCCTGCTGGAGCCTGAGCCGGAACGTTATTCATCTTTCGCCAGCGGTGCCGTTCCGGCAGCATCACAACCGCTGGCGGATGATCCTGCCGTTCGGGCCGTGTTCCGCAATGAGGCAGTTATTCGTTGTACTGGTGGGGTGGAATGTCTTGAAAGCTGGTTACTTCGTGAAAAGGGCTGTCAGTGGCCTCATTCCGGATGGCACAGCGAGAACATGACCACAATGCGGCACGCGCCGGGTGCAATCCGTCTGTGCTGGCACTGTGACAATCTTCTCCGTGACCAGTTCACGGAACGGCTGGAAGCAATGGCAACGGATAACTGTGCCCGCTGGGTGTTATCTGTTGTGCGCCGTGATCTTGGTTTTGATGACAGTCACGTTGTGACAATGCCGGAACTGTGCTGGTGGCTGATTCGTAATGACCTGGCGGATGCCTTACCGGAAAGTGCAGCCCGTAAGGCACTGAGATTACCGAAGCCTGTTGTGCCGTCTGTCACCCGGGAAAGTGACCTTGTGCCTTCGGTTACTGCCACCAGCATCATCCAGGATAAGGCGAAAAAGGTGCTGGCGCTGAAAGTGGATCCGGAGTCGCCGGAGTCTTTTATGTTACGCCCAAAACGTCGTCGCTGGGTTAATGAAAAGTACACGCGCTGGGTTAAGACGCAGCCGTGTGCATGTTGTGGTAAGCCAGCCGACGATCCTCATCACCTGATTGGTCATGGTCAGGGTGGAATGGGTACAAAAGCGCATGACCTTTTTGTGTTGCCTTTGTGCAGAAAACACCATGACGAACTGCATGCGGATACCGTGGCATTTGAAGAGAAGTATGGTTCCCAACTGGAGCTGATATTTCGTTTTATCGATCGCGCGCTGGCGATTGGTGTGCTGTCCTGATTTTGTGGAGAAAGTTGATGCGTGATATTCAGATGGTTCTTGAACGCTGGGGGGCATGGGCTGCAAGTGGTAACACCGGGGTGGACTATTCTCCGATCGCTGCCGGATTCAAAGGACTTTTACCATCTGCCACTAAACCACGTCCGGCCTGCTGCGATGATGACGGACTTATCATTGAAAACTGTCTTGCTCGTCTGAAGCAGAAAAAACCTGAGGAGTATTCGCTTCTCATTGCTCATTATTTGTTGCGAATATCAAAAAGACAGATAGCCAGGACGAGAAAGAAAAGCGAAAAAGCAATACGAATTGAGATGCAGATAGCCGAAGGGTTTATTGACGGATGTTTGTCTGTGCTGGGGGTAAGACTGGAGATGGACGACTGGCTGCTAAAAAAGTAAAAAATGATTAGTGCGGTCCGCAAAAAGTATGTCAGTATGTTAAGAGTGGTTACTTCGCCACACAGCTTAAACCCGCCGCGAGCGGGTTTTTTTATGGCTGAAATCGGTCCAGTACAGTAAACGTGCTGGTGGCGGTGAATACCTGTCTTTCAGCTTGCTGGCTTTTTCGACAAGAGTTATTGGTGTGTCACGTTAACCGAAAAAGGGAAAAAGACATGCTGAAACAGCAGGATATGACAGAAACCGCCAGAGTAGTGTTTAATGAATTAAGCGTTACCGAACCGGCGACAGTCGGGGAGATAGCGCAGAATACTTACCTTTCACGCGAACGCTGCCAGTTAATACTGACCCAGCTGGTTATGGCGGGTCTGGCAGACTATCAGTTCGGTTGTTACAGACGCCTTCCGCAGTGAAGGCTTTTTTATTTGTGGTAAATGGGCGGCTGGTGGGTGTTAGGGGCACCCACCAGCCATCTGCTCATGCGTTGGGTTCACAAGCAAACCTCAGGCCCACTGCTTTGCGCAAAAGCAGAATGAGCCTATCAGAGAAGTGCTTATTGATCTATGGCTAATACTGTAAAAATATCCAGTTGTGAGTTAATCAACGCCGACTGCCTGGAATTTATCCGGTCGTTACCCGAAAATTCTGTTGACCTGATAGTCACGGACCCGCCGTACTTTAAAGTGAAGCCTGAGGGCTGGGATAACCAGTGGAAGGGCGACGATGATTACCTGAAGTGGCTGGACCAGTGTCTGGCGCAGTTCTGGCGGGTGCTGAAACCTGCCGGAAGTCTTTACCTGTTCTGTGGTCATCGCCTGGCATCTGATATCGAAATCATGATGCGTGAACGCTTCAGTGTGCTGAACCATATTATCTGGGCGAAGCCGTCCGGACGCTGGAACGGATGCAACAAGGAAAGCCTGCGGGCGTATTTCCCCGCCACAGAGCGCATTCTGTTCGCGGAACATTATCAGGGGCCGTATCGTCCGAAAGATGCCGGGTATGAGGCGAAGGGCAGGGCACTGAAACAGCATGTGATGGCCCCGCTGATTGCTTACTTTCGTGATGCGCGCGCTGCCCTGGGGATAACGGCAAAACAGATTGCAGATGCCACAGGAAAGAAAAACATGGTGCCGCACTGGTTCAGTGCCAGTCAGTGGCAGCTACCGAACGAAAGCGATTATCTGAAATTACAGTCGCTGTTTGCCCGGGTGGCAGAAGAGAAACATCAGCGCGGGGAACTGGAAAAGCCACACCACCAGCTGGTCAGCACATACAGTGAGCTGAACCGGCAGTATATGGAACTGCTGAGTGAATATAAAAATTTGCGGCGGTATTTCGGTGTGACGGTGCAGGTGCCGTACACCGATGTGTGGACGTATAAACCGGTGCAGTACTATCCAGGGAAACATCCGTGCGAAAAACCGGCAGAAATGCTGCAGCAGATAATCAGCGCAAGTAGTCGTCCTGGTGATCTGGTTGCGGATTTTTTCATGGGGTCGGGTTCAACGGTAAAAGCGGCGATGGCACTGGGGCGTCGTGCGATTGGTGTTGAGCTGGAGACCGGACGTTTTGAGCAGACAGTCAGGGAAGTTCAGGATTTAATCGTTTGAAACGGATGAGATTGCAGTATTAATTCCGTAACGTTATTATTCTGCGCGCGGCCCTTTAGCTCAGTGGTGAGAGCGAGCGACTCATAATCGCCAGGTCGCTGGTTCAAATCCAGCAAGGGCCACCATCACATACCGCCATTAGCTCATCAGGATAGAGCGCCAGCCTTCGAAGCTGGTTGCGCGGGGTTCGAGTCCTCGATGGCGGTCCATTATCTGTACCCTGCGTTGTTAGCTCAGCCGGACAGAGCAATTGCCTTCTAAGCAATCGGTCACTGGTTCGAATCCAGTACAACGCGCCACACTTATTTTCCCTGGCTCGCTTTTGCGGGCCTTTTTTTAAATGTCTCACAATTCAGACGGTTGACAGTTGTCTGTTTTGCGGGGAGTTTGTTAAAAGAAACTGGCATGGTGAATCCCCCTGTGCGGAGGGGCAATCAGCGAGTAGGTATATGGGATAATCGCGGATTCAGGTGCTGGTACTGAATTCACCGGGAGGCACCCGGCACCATGCAATGGCACATAGCGCCACTCTCCAGCCCCTCTCCGGAGGGGCTTTCTTATGGACAAAAAAATCCCGCGCAGGGAGACGCGGGCGGCAAGGAATAAACAACAAAACGTGAAGTAATATTTCAGCTGGCGAATAATATCCGACAGTAATCACTCTGCGCAATAGCGCGGCCTTTTTCGTATTGCGGGCTATTGTCTCTCTTCTGCCATTGTCCTGTAACTTCCGGACTTCAGCCCGCTCCTCATTTTACTCACAATATTATCCCGGCCGGGAGGATTCATGGCATTTAAACACTATGATGTTGTCAGGGCGGCGTCGCCGTCAGACCTTGCGGAAAAGCTGACACACAAACTGAAAGAGGGCTGGCAGCCATATGGCGGACCGGTTGCCATTACGCCGTACACACTGATGCAGGCGGTGGCTATTGAAGGAGATCCACAGGTCGGCCCTTCATCTGAGCCGGACTGGTTCTACGTGGTTGTGCTTGCCGGACAGTCCAACGGCATGGCCTACGGTGAAGGGCTTCCGTTACCGGATTCTTACGATGCTCCGGATCCGCGCATTAAACAGCTGGCGCGCCGCAGCACGGTAACTCCGGGTGGAGAGAGTTGTACGTATAACGACATCATCCCGGCTGACCACTGTCTGCATGATGTGCAGGATATGAGTACGCTGAATCATCCGAAGGCAGACCTGAGCAAAGGGCAGTACGGCTGTGTCGGCCAGGGCTTACATATTGCCAAAAAACTGCTCCCGTATATCCCGAATAACGCGGGGATCCTGCTGGTACCATGCTGTCGTGGTGGTTCGGCATTCACCCAGGGCGCGGAGGGGACATTCAGTGCGGACGCGGGGGCCAGCCAGGATTCGGCACGCTGGGGTGTGGGTAAACCGCTATATCAGGACCTGATTGCGCGCACTAAAGCTGCATTACAGAAGAACCCGAAAAATGTGTTGCTGGCGGTGTGCTGGATGCAGGGCGAATTTGACATGAGCGCTGCCACCTACGCACAGCAACCGGACCTGTTCACGGCCATGCTGAAGCAGTTCCGTACTGACCTTTCCGGATTTAACGCGCAGTGCCATGGCGGCAGTGCTGCAGTTGTACCGTGGATTTGTGGTGACACGACGTATTACTGGAAAAATACATACGCTACCCAGTACGACACCGTGTACGGAGGGTATAAAAACAGGGAGAGTGAGGGCGTTTATTTTGTGCCCTTCATGACAGACGGTAACGGCGTCAATACCGCCACTAACGCACCGGCAGAAGATCCGGATATTCCGGCATCAGGATATTACGGTGCGGCATCGAGAACGAATGGAAACCAGGTATCATCAAACCGCCCGACACATTTCAGTTCATGGGCGCGCAGGAGCATTATTCCGGATCGTATGGCAACCGCTATTCTGAACGCAGCCGGGCGCACCTCAGCCTTCATCAGTGGTAAGGCACCGGAAATCAAACCCTCGCCCGGCGTCGACACGCCATCGGGGCCGTCTGAAGATGCATCCGTACGCACAATCTCCCTGTTGCCGACAGCCGGAGATGCTGCTGCGCAGGGCTGGAGCATTAAGAATGGCGGAATTCAGTTGTCAGATGGTGTATTTAAGATCACCAAGCAGAGCAATAAAGCCTGGTCCCTGACGCGCCCGGTGGATGACGCAGTCTCCCTGCTGACACGGGGTGGCAGACTGAGCTGTAAGTTTCGACTGTCAGGCGCACTGACCAACAATCAGTTCGGTCTGGGAATTTATCTGTATACCGATGTAGCGTTACCTGACGTCGTGGCGATGACCGGGACTGGTAACCCGTTCCTGATGTCGTTCTTCACCCAGACCACAGACGGCAAACTGAATCTGATGCATCACAAGAAAGCCGGAAACACAAAGTTGGGCGAGTTCGGGAATTACAGTAACGACTGGCAGACGCTGGAGCTGGTGTTCACCGCCGGCAGTGCCACGGTTACTCCGAAACTGAATGGAGTGGCTGGCCCGGCATTCCAGGTCATAAAAGACAGTCTGACAGTGGGACTGAATGCACTGACGCTGACGGATATTACCAAAAATGCAGCGTATGGCGTTGAGATAGAAAGTCTGGTGCTGGAGATAAATGCACCGGCATCATCATAAAAAGTGAGCCAGTCAAATGGAAGGTATCGTTAAACTCACCGGTAGTGTCAGTGGGTCGTCTGAGATGCCTGCATGAGTTATCAGAGCCATCAGTACTTAACTGGTGGCTTTTTTTATTGTTGTCAGCTTCCGGATAACGGGAGACGGGGTATGTACCAGATGGAAAAAATCACAACAGGTGTGTCATACACCACGTCAGCGGTGGGAACGGGCTACTGGTTCCTGCAGTTGCTGGACAGGGTTTCCCCGTCTCAGTGGGCGGCAATAGGCGTGCTGGGGAGTCTGCTGTTTGGGCTGCTGACATATCTGACTAACCTGTATTTCAAAATCAGAGAGGACCGGCGTAAGGCGGCGCGGGGAGAGTAAAGCGATGAAGAAAAAATACGAACTGGTTGTTAAAGGGATAAATAATTACCCGGATAAGATTACTGTTACTGTGGTACTGGAAATTGGTGGGTATCCGTCACTGTTGTTGCCAAATGTGGCGATTAGTCTTGACCGTACTGAAGGTGCCACGCTGGAGTTTTACGAAGCTGAGGCGAAAAAGCAGGCGAAGCAGTTTTTCATGGATGTTGCTGCCGGGTTATGTGAAGGGAACGAACCGTTGCCGGAAAAGCGCCCCATAATTTTAGAGGCGCAGGATGTGTTGATAACCTACAAAGGAAAGCTACCGGGAAGAATTACTGGTTCTCTGAAGATGCCGCCGTCAACACTGCGGTCAGAAAAAGAGGCGTCTTGTCTGCAGTCTGAGTACTCCATTACGGTTAAAAGTGCCGGAGAGGAAGGAAATAAACGTTATTTTATTGCGTCTGCACCTGATAAAGATCAGGAATGGGAGTGTAACCGGCCATCCTTTGTTGTATACGGAGATGGCGGGAAAATAACCATCTCAGAAAATGGGAAATTAACACCGCCATCGCACCAGCATAGTGAGGCGCTCATTGAATTTGCCATTGATTACCTGAAGAACAATAAAAAGCAGGGGCTGATGAAGCGCATTGGTCGTTGCATGGGATATCTGCAGGTAGCAGCTGAGATTGAAATGATGGCCAGTGGTGCTGACAATGATGCAGTTGTGCTGGAGGCTCTTCTGCGTGATTTTGATAATACGCCCTTTAAGAAAGCACCTGTTGACTGGATGCAGCCGGGGATGACTTATCTGAAAGGGCGTATATAAGGTGGCTCGTTATCTGTTGCTGGATAATCGACTGAAGATGCGTTCTTTTTGTGTTTTTGCGTAATGATTGTCCCACTCACAATCAAGGTAGCTTAATTCTTCATTCAACCAGTTATTTATATTGGTCTTAATACGCATAAGCATGGGCTGTGTTAATGCTCTGGCGATAATGCCGAGAGTCACAGGTGTGAGATGTCCATACGGCTCAGCCTGAATGGATTTTACTGCATCGTGTTCTTGTGGGAGGAGTAAGAGGCACTCTGATTGCGTATTCCGCTCTATTCGATCACGGATTGGCATCGAAGTCCGATCAGCGATTCGCATCCATTCGATCAACCGGGAACTTAACTTTTTCTACCGCTTTTTAACGCGTTTTTTCGCTGCTTTCCACTACCGGGGGATTTTTCCTCAGTGACTCTCCCTGAAGGACCACCCGGTGTGAGTTATGTACCAGTCTGTCCAGGATGGCATCTGCTGTTGTTGGGTTCTCCATCAGACCATGCCATTTATCTACCGGGAACTGACTTACCACTATCGTGCTGCTTTGTCCGTAACGATCCTCTATGAGCTCCAGAAGGTCATTACACTGGGCGTTACTTAACTGTTCCAGCCCCAGATCGTCCAGGATTAGAACCTGTATTTTTTGCAACTGTTTCAGATATTTCAGCCAGCTGCCATCAACACGTCCCTGAGCCAGTTGTTCCAGTAATCGCCCGGTTCTACAGTACCGGACGCTGTGTTTCTGTCGACATGCCTGTTCGCCCAGTGCATTGGCTATCCAGCTCTTGCCACATCCTGTCGGACCGGTTATCAGCAGGTTTTTCCTGTGGGTTATGTAGTGGCCGTTCAGCAGTTCTCTCATCTGTTCAGCCCGCAGACCTCTTGAGGCCGGATAGCGCAGCCCTTCCGGTGTTGCCTGGTATTTCAGGCCGGCATTTTTTCTCAACCGTGCCACACGGCTGTTTTCCCTGCTCAGAAGCTCGTCATCAACCAGCAGCGTCAGCCTTTCCTCGAACGACAGTTCGTCGTAGGTCTGAGGCGTTTCCCGCTGCCGTATCAGGCTCCCGGCCATCGCCGGGAGTTTCAGTTGGGTCAGTTTGTTTAACAGGTTATCACTCATACTGTTGTTCCTTCTGTCAGTGGTAGTAGCCCGGACCACGCAGGTTTTCATGCTCTGAAGCATATGCCGGATGTTGTTCGCCCTGGCGGGATAATGGAAGCTCCAGGTTCTCCCGATGGTGACGCAGCAGATTGTCGATAAAGCGTCTGTCAGGGGCGTTATAGTGCAGGGCAACGTAACAGGCCTTTTCCAGCCGTTCCGGGCCGTATTTTTTCTGAAGTGCCAGCAGCCCCAGAACTGCACGATAAGCCAGTTCCGGATGGGGTTTTGCCTTCAGCATGGATTCAACCACCCGGCCTGTGGACGGGCCCGTACGTTTTCCCTGCTCGATCAGGCGTTCCGGTGTCCATGTCCCGTGCTGCCGGTGGCGCTCTGGCATGTGAAGCGGATTGGTTGTGTGTTTATATTCATGTGTGCTGCGCGGATGTTGCGCCACACACTGCCCCTTGTGCCAGAGCTGTACCACCGACTGCCCCGCCTTCAGTGACAGACGCTGACCGACCAGTTCGTGTGGAACGGAGTACCAGTGACGGGCATATTCAACGTGGTAGTCAGGGCCAACCTTCACAGCTTTGTATTCCGTGTATTCATAAGGTGCCAGAGGCAGCGGAGAGAGTGCTGGCGCATCCAGTATGCGGAAGCGTTCTGCACGGGTTTGATTGCCGTACCCCTTCATTGGCCGGTTATTCATGTCTGTCAGTAACTCCCTAAGGCGCGCATTCAGCGCCCTGAGCGTGTGGAAGGTTTCATTACGGATGCGGGCAAGAAGCCATCGTTCGACGATGAGGACGCCGTTTTCTGCTTTTGGTTTATCTTTAGGTTTGCGTGGTCGGGCCGGGATGATAACCGTGCCATAGTGCTCAGCCAGTGCCTGATAACTGTCGTTGATGACAGGCTCATAGCGATCGGCCTTTTTCACTGCGCTTCTGAGGTTATCGGGGATGAGCAGCTTCGGTACGCCGCCCAGGAAGGTCAGGCAACGGCTGTGGGCATTTAACCATGACATCATGTCCTGACCTTCGCACGCTTCAACGTAGGTATAGTTGGACGCCCCCATTACGGCCACGAAGATTGCCACGCGGCGTATCTCACCGGTGTCCGGATTAATAACAGGAACCGTAGGACCACAGAAGTCGATAAAAAGCTTTTCGCCGGCACGATGCTCCTGGCGCATGGAGAGACGTCGCGTTTTTTTCCACTCCCGGTAGCAACGGCAGAAGTGCGAGTATCCCATCGCTTTGTCACCCGCCTGTGCCTTGTATTCCATCCACAACAGTTGCCGCGTCACACCTGGTTTTCTCATTTCCGTATCGAAGTACAACATGTCAGGCATTACAAGCTCTGATGCAAAGGTGTCTTTGGGCGGAAAAATGAGTTTCTCCAGCGTGTCATGGGATATATCAGCAGGTAATGGCCATGACAGAGAAGAGGCTTTGAAGCGGGCAAGAACCTCAAAAACGGTTGAGGCGCTGATGTGTAACGTCAGTCCGATACAACGGTTAGTCAGCTTCTTGTCGAACTTGAGCTGAAGGATCTTAAAACAGGTTTCCAT